AGTTTCCTCTGTGATTCAAGCAGATCATCCTTAGAGATCTCACCGTCTTGGACTTGACGAGTAAGGTATTTCTGTACGCCTCCCATATTACTGTTGGTTCTTTTCTTCTATCGCTTCGATCTGGTTGAGCAGATCAACGATAGAGTTATTGGATTGAATCAACTCCATCTCAAGCTTACGAGCTAATGCGAATACAACGGTTAGCGTTAGTATCGGGTAATGCTTCCTAAGCTTCTCAATCTCAGCGTCACAACGTGGCGTTGCTGACTTAGTATCTTCAAAGAACTCTGCGGTAGTTGTCATGGTGTTAAATGGTTTGTTGTATATCAAAAAGGAATGTCATCTTCAGGTCCAAGAGGATCGTTAGCAGATACCTTCTTAGTGATTGCAGGAGGCATACGGTCCTCGGTCTTTACATAGTTACCGAGGATTGGACCTTTGTGTCCATCTTGTCTGGCTTGCTTAGATACAGACTGAACAATCATCCCATCGTTACCGTACTGGTCACGGCCAGCCTTATTGGTAATGAGAGCGATATCTAAATACGTTCCAGCCTTACCTTTGAAGAGATGGGTCTTGTCTACTTTAGTAACGTCAATCTTTCCGGTTATCATGGTGTTTATGTTGGACTTAGGTCCGGTGATAGGTTGGCAGAAATGTTTAGGCCAGTCAACCTGTCGTTGGGTTTTTTAAACTTAGGTATCAATGCCGCACTCAGAGAACCGGCAGAACTGTCCATCGTACCAGAGTTTTACCAGTCCGCACTCACCGTCGCGCTGCTTGGCGATCACAATGGTTGCTTCTCCTTTAGGCTCTCGGCGGTCTCGGTCTAAGAGCATGACACAGTCGGCATCACGCTCAATCTGACCGGAGTCAGCGAGATCGGTTAGTCTGGGTTGTCTCCCTTTATCCTTCTCGTTCTCGCGGTTTAATTGAGCGAGACACAACATTGCAACTCCAGTTTGGACGGCAATGTCTTTAAGCTTGCCACTGACCTCTGCGACCTCATACGTGCGTTTTTCTGCTCGGTCTGCGGCTTTGATCTTCTGAAGGTAATCTATGATCACCAGCTTAACCCCATGCTTGCGTACTGCTCGACGTATGTTTGCGGTGATGGAGGCAATGCTTTGAGAGCTAGAACCATCGAGGAACCATAACGGACTAGAAGCAATCTTGGCAGACGCTCCACTCATCGAGCGCATATCACCTTCGGAAAGATCACCGCTTTTTAGGTTTTGCATTGGCACTCCACCAATAGAAGCGACTGATCTTCGGAAGATTGATTCCTTACTCATCTCAAGCGATATAAATAAGGTTGGCACTCTTGCTTGTATTGCTGCGGCTTCTGCTATTGCAATGGCAATTGCGGTTTTACCGATAGATGGACGAGCAGCAATGATTGCCATCTCTCGCAACTGCAAACCATCAGTCATCTGGTCCAGCCGATAGAATCCAGTCGTGATCCCGCTCAACGTACCTTTGCGAGCAAGCCGCTCTTGCATCTGGTCAATAAACGTACCGGCAACTTGCTTTGAGGTTGAAAGAGTCTCACGGGATAGCTCAATGCTGAGTCCAGACTCGGCATTAGCGACGATTTGATCCGGTTGGAGGGTCAGGACAGCGGATTCGCGAATCAAGCGGTCTCCGGTCAATCGTAGCTGGCGACGATGAGCGGCTTCGACAACACCTTTGACGTAGTTCGGGAGATTGGCTGGTGATGGGCAGACTTCCATCGCTTTGTTCCAGTCTTCAAACGGGATCGGTTGATTGCTGTTAAGCTTCTTCCATTCCTTACCAAGCTCGGGTAATGATATTTGGCGGTTCTGTTGGCTTAGAGATCTAATCGTCTCGTATGTGTCTCTAAGCGTGTTTGTCTCTATCCATTCGCTTTTAACTTCAGCGAATGCATCAGCGCAAGTGTCGAGGGTTCCGGTAAGACAAGCTCCAATTAGACCAAACTCGTCGTCTTCAGCGAAGAAAGCGTCGTTCACAGAGAATCCTTCCAGTCAATCTGCTTCTTGTGAGCAGATGCAATTGGAAGGGATGGTTGAGAGTCTTTCTTCGGGAAAATCCCCTTCCATCCACTAGCAATTGAGTTCTCGACGGCAGTCGGGAAGTCAGCAGAGGTAAACTCTCGGGACCACTTGGTCAGTGATGCTGCCAGTCCGGTCTTCTTGTAGCCTTCTCGCTTCTCGGCTTTGTACTGGAGCCATAACTTAACGGCTTGGAGACAGCTATCGGTTCGCAAGCTCTCCGGTAGCTCAACTCCGAAGGAAACCTCCCATGGCGACTTAGGAGCCGCTGTATCTTTCTTATTAGGAGTAGGAGAAGGAGATGGAGAGCATATGTTTGGCATATCCACTGGCAATGCGGTGGGATATGCGGTGGCATTGCCAACCCATCTCTTTTTAGCGTTATCTGTCTGCTTTTGCCGATATTGATCCTGCTTCTCCCTTTCGGTCTCCATTCTTGGATTACGGAAGTTGCCTTCAGCATCAATCTGGAACTTGCTCTGGCATATGCGTTGGGAATGCGGTGGCATACCAATGCAAACCCGAGTGAAATCACTTTCGGTTAACGATTCACGCGACCACTGGATGCAAAGCAGCGTAATGTAGGCTCCCTTCTCCTCGTTGGTCATTGTGATGGTTCCAGCTAAGAAATCGTCAGCGTAGAACTGGAAGGCTGGAGCCTTACGGGTTTTCTTGTCTTCGTTCATAGGTCTTGGGTTAGGGTTTTCCACGCGATCATCATTGCGGCAGGGACTTGTCCGTTTCCGATTGCTCGCAGACGTTTTGGTCTGTCTGGAATGCAATTTTCCACCGGATCAGTTCCTCCATCTTGATTGGATTGAGATCTGTCCAGCCTAACGGCCAACCCATTAACCACTCGACCCACGTTGGGTTCAGCTTTCCACCAACCAGAGAAGCAAGTGTTGGAGTCTTTCGCGTTCTCTCCGCAGGATAGTTTCCCTCCTTTGCGTTGTGCGCTGTTGGAGTCGGCCAATATCCAGATCCGGTCTCTGAAGTGATTGGCTCCTGCGTGATGCGCCCCCACAATACCCCACCTAGAATCATACCCCATCGAGGAAAGGTCACCGATAACGGTTCCAAGACCTCTGACCACAAGCAGCGGTGAGTTTTCCACAAAGACGAACCGAGGTCGTACCTCACCGACAATTCTCGCCATTTGCTTCCATAATCCGCTTTTCTCACCAGAAATCCCCCCCCCCCGTCCAGCGGAGGATATGTCTTGGCAGGGAAATCCACCGCTGACGATATCAATTGAGCCTCTCCAGTGGCTCCCATTGAATGTTTTAACGTCGTCCCATATTGGGAATCGCTCCAAACATCCGTCTCTCTGTCGCGCCAATAAGCATTGTCTAGCGTAGGGATCAATCTCAACAGCGCATCTGGTGCGCCATCCAAGTTGTGATCCGCCCAACAAACCGCCTCCTGCTCCTGCAAAAAGTGCCAACTCATTCATGTATTCTCCAAAGAAAACCCCGTCACGCATCGTGCTAGGAACTCGCGGATAATCAACGCGACGTTACACGATACGGACGGGGGAAATTGGTTGTACATGGATTATCTTTTGAATGTCCTCGCTCGCTTCCTAGGGCTTGCGCTGACTGCTTACTTCTAAGGCTGGATCTTCGGTTCGTCCAGCACAAATTTGTCAAAAAACTCAGCCTTTGGTCGAACGTAGAAGATCTCCCCTCGTTGGTAAATCACGCAGAGTCGCTTGGTCTCTCCAATTCTCAGTTGAGCTTCGGCAACAAACTCAACCTCAACGGTTGGCTTAGTCTTTGACAGGTATTTCATTTACTGGCCTGTAGTGTGGTGTTGGGTAGTTGCCGCGAGTTTTAGTATCAATGCGAAACTTTTTGGTTTCCATCAATCCAAGTTTGACTGACTTGTTGAGCACAAGTCCAGCAGCGTTAGGGGACAGCTTCCAAAGATCAGACCATTGGTTAGCGGTCAACCATCCCTCTGGGACGCTCTCTGCTTGATGTTGGATTGCTGCCCTCAGCCGCTTTAAAAGTTCGGCAGATGCCAATTCTGTTCGTTCTGAGGCCATTGGTGCAGGTATAGTTGCGCTGAGTTGTCTGTGTATTCTCCAAATACGATCCCGTGAGACCAAGCTAACGTTGATCGTCGTTTTCCTGCGTAATCCATTGACGGAATATCCGCCAAAGTTCCGACACAAAAGCCAATTGGATTTGACTGGTTGCGACCAGTCGCTTGACCGGCTCGATGAGCATGAGCCACAACACAGTTACCAAATGTCTCGGCTGAATCACGAATAAAGTTTTCCCCATAGAGAACCCCATGTCCCCAACTAAAACCGCCCAACTTATAGAATGATCTTTCAAGACAGTCATGGGTCTCAATAAACGTATGGCAGTGTTTGTTAATAGGCTCAACCATTCGTTCCCATACAGCCTCCGCAAATCCTCTTACAACAGCGTTATGGTGATTGAGATACTTCTTAGCTCGCTCATCGTGATTTCCTAAAGTGAACACCGTTGGGCGTAACTCATTGAGGAACTTTACTCCCTCTTGGATATCATCAAGATAATCGTCCGCTTGATCCGAGTCATTTGGGTTTTGGAGTGAGCCAGATCGCAATGAGGCGAGATCGAATGCGTCCCCTAAATGGATTATCTCGTCTGGCTTGAATTTCTCGCGGAACAATAGCACCGCAGCGAGTGCATCTTGATTGGCTCGGCTCCCATGACTGCAACCAATCGCCATAACTCGACGGTGGTGCTGAGTGATGTTCACAATGGGGAATAATCATAAAAGAAGAGCAAAATCAAGACACACTCGCGTTGATTAGGTTAATTCAAGCGCAACTTATTGCTACGAACACTCCAAACCCAAAAGTAAGAAACACGATACTTAGCAGCTAACTGTTTGTTAGTCATGCTCTTGTCAGCTTGTCGCACCGCATCGACAATCTGCTGCGGTATCTTGAGTCCCTTTGGTCGTCCCCTTCCACGCTTTGCTGTGCGTCTGGGCTTAAGTGTTCTCAAGACTTCTTTGGTCTCCACCTTCTTATGGACTCCAAGCAATCTAGAGATCCCGCTTTTGATTTCGTTGAGTATGTTCATTTTCTGGTCTTATTGTGTCTGATTTTGTGTATCCAACCTATGCTGACTGCGTAGTCTTCTTTTATTTGTCTGTATGTTTTGTTGTTCTTTAGGTCTTGTAGTACTTCTATTACAACTGCTTCGGGTATATGTCCGCGCTTTGGTATGTATGACTCATTTTTTATCGTCATTCGGTTTTAGATTTACTATCTCTAATGTCCCATATGGTTGAAGATGATATGCCATATTTCTTAGCTAACTCACGGCAAGTGTAACTTGGATGCTCTCCAAGAATGGCTTTGCGGATATCTGCGGGAACAGTTTCGTATCTCCGATAGCGTTTAATTTTAGTCTTTTTTAATGGAGCGACGACACCAAGCATCTTCTCCATTGATTGCTTTGTGAGACCTAATTTTTCAAGCAAGCTCACGGTTTTGCCTCCCGCCACAGCAATAGATCCGCTCGCATTGCGTCGTTTTCTGCTTCGAGTTGCGTGATGTAAGCCAGTCGCACCGCTGCGAGTCGCTCAAGTCTTCGACACAGTATACCTAGCTCGGCTACGTTGTGCGGAGTGCTGTCTGAGATGGGCGTGTCTCTGATCATTTTCGTGGGGTCAGGAATATGATCGTTCATTTCGATTCCTTCACTTGTTGCATCTGAACAAAGTCCAGTCGGTTCTCTTCGTTGATTGCAATGCCCCAGCCGTTGCGACGGCATGATAGTTCGATTGCGCTGAAGACTTCGTTCATAACTTTGTCGGGCAGATAGATAGAAAGAATCCCTTTGAATGTGATTCGATACTGCTCTTTGTCTTCTTTGATTGGTTTGACCATAGATACGTTTTTTAATTCTTTGGTTTCTTTGACGTTCATTTGGACTCCTTATTCTTCCGATTCCGTGTCCAATAACTGACAGCATAGTTTTTAACCTTCTTGGCAGCTTTGTGAATTTCTCCAGCCTCTTTCTTGCTGATGCTGTACACTCCAGTACCTCCTTTGATAATGCTTTGTATTCTGTCGCTCATAGTGCCATCTCCTTATCTAGCCACTCCCTAATAATCTTATCAGTTAGGTGCTGGCTTTTGATTCCTTCCTTCTTGCAATACTCTTTGAGTTTCTTGTGAGTGTCTTCTGATATTAGAATGGTCTTCTTCATAGATGCTTTTTGTATTATTAGCATATCTTTATAGCAAAATTTACTGATGTTTTAATTCTAGACCACTGTGTCTCATCCATAATTGGAAACATCCATTCTGGATTGTGCATATCCCTTAGTTGAACATACCTCTCTCCGCATTCTTCAATAAGCTCAACTATCATAGTGCCTCCTTCTTCAACAATTCCGTTTTCAGGAGCAATCTTAATTTCCAAAACAACTCTTTGAGAAGAACTCATTTGAGATGGCGTTTAACTTTGTTCCAGTAAGCGATTGTGGCTGTTTTCTTATCACCAGCGGGACCGCCTCCGTTCCATTTGCGAGCTAGTTGTTCGGTCGTACAACCTTTGCCGTAGTGATTAAGATAAATCTCGCAAACTCGACGAGCCGCAACTCGATTTGTCATCTGGGCGTGAGTGTAGCTGGTGCCAGCGATCCGGTTTGCGTCCACTACGACCGCTCGGTGGATCTGGAGCGCACCGATAGCGGCTCCAGCGTCTCCAATCGCGTTGTCTCGTCCGTTAGACTCCACGGTAATTAGAGCCGCAATAAGAGGTCCAAGATTCACTTGGTCCCCTTCATCCAAGCGGCAGCTTTGGCTTGGTAGAGTTCGTCTGCTGAGAGCAGTCGGCCAGAGTTGTCGGTGATCCCGATTAGCTCCCGAGTATGGAGCCAGACTTCCCGCGCTCGTAGAGCTTCAAGGATGCTGCTGTGCTGACTGAGGGACTTACTATTCCGATCTTTGCAATGGTATCGCATGGTATTTAATGGTGTTGATGGTTTTAGTTCAAGATCTCACAAGCGGAGAGCCGCTTCTTGGCTCCTACCTCGCGGCAAGAGATGCCCCTCCCGTTGAATCGCTGGCGACTGGCTCCAGTGCGGCTCATATCAGACTTCGGAGACTTCCCGTTGATTTCTAGCACCTCGACAACCAGAGCCATCTTCTCAGAGGTCTTGGTTGCTTTGGCGGTGATGGTGACTCCGCGCCAACCGGCAGGAGTGAAGACGGATGCGGTGTATTTGATTTCGATGGTCATGGTATTTGATGGATTGAGTTATGGTGTTTTGCGCGTTGGAGAGTCGCGCCCCTCTTTAAATTCTACGGCCAAACAGGACCGACGGACATGATGAACGGGTTGGATGCTGACTTTGCAGCATCTTCAAAGCTCCACCCGCTTTTTGAAAGAATGTGGTAAGCGATTTCGGCTGCTTGAAACTTCGTCACCTTGGCCTTCGGGAAGCTGTAGACGATTTCGGTGATTTTGCTGAGTTTGGCTTGCTTGGTCATCGTATTCTTGTCGTTTCTTCGTCGGCTCGTTGCCTTCGATGAGATGAGTTAAACCCATCGCTGGGTTATCTGCAACAGAAATCTGCAACTTTTTTCAGATTTATTTCAGAGGCTCTAAAATCAGCGAAATGCTAAGGAAATCGCGGTGTTTCGTGCGGTGAAATCACCTGCCGCAGGATCTCCCTGCGTACCATTCCGCGATTTCTGAGAGGCTATTCTGCCGAGATTCTCACGCTGCAACCAGCGGCATCGAGTGCGTAGGATTTGGTCGCTGAAATGAAGCAAACTTGGCTGTCGTCCAGCCAGACCCGCTGAGTGTCGGTGATCGCGTCCGTAACCGCTTTTATTAGGTTGTCCAGATCCGGCTTTTTCTGGCACCAGACTGGTGATTTCGGCTTCGGTACACCGTGCTTGTCCAGATGCGCCTTTGGTCTCGGCAGGAAGAAGTCTAGCTGGATGCGAACAACTCCCGCTATAATTGATTCTGGAGCGTTTGCGACGGCTTGTCTGCGGACCTCCTGCTTCCAAGTCTCCGCTCCATCCGGTGTGTAAACTCCAGCATGACCGCCGCGCACAAACGCTTTTACCCGAGGTTGAGCCTTCGGGATTCCCGCGCAAAAGAAGCTAAGATTCATGTCCTGAAGGAATGATCTCGCTGATGCGTCCGGTGATCCTTGGGTTTGCGTACCACCAGCCGGTGCTTGACTTGTCGGCCACTGCATCGCAGTCACCGTCGAACATAACGTGAGTCCCCTCGGTGAGCAGAAGCACAGCGTCCATATCCTCGTGATCAAACGAGCGGAACGTGACCCGTTGAGCGTACGCTTTGCCGTTGCCCAACGTGCGTTTCTCAAACTCAATCACAGCAATCAGGAACTGTTTGCCATCGTCTGTGGTGATGATCTCAGCGTCTGAATGGAGCCGTCCAAATCCACGCGCCCATAAATGTCTCATCGCGTGTAGCTCTCCAGTCGAGCGAGGGAGTAGCTTGGGGATTTCGCGATCTTACCGTCAGACCTCCGCACAATATGGCGGTTGTCCCCAACGCGAGTTGACCGGCAGTCAGCAGGGATGGAGTTAATCTCGTCGTCAGTCCAGACTTTGGACATATTGGATCGGTGAATCTCGCAAAACGCTGCGTCCACTTGATGCGGACTGAATCCAGCGGCCAGCGCGGCTCCATATACGACGTAGAGAAGGTCTCCAACAGCGTCGAGGTATTCCTTCGCGTTGGTTGCTTCCGATAGCTCCTGAGCCTCCTCGTCGATGAGTCGATACCGGAGATTCTGCGTCACCGGATCGGGGAGGATCGGACGCTGCGGGACAAGTTGCTGGTAGGTCTTCATAAACTCGCGAACGAGTTCCATTGGATGGGTTTGATTCATTTGATTCGTGTAAGTATTGGTTGAGACATTTTTGACTCGGTGCATCCGTCGAGGAGAGCATCAAGTTTTGCGTTTAACTGCTGACCTTTAAAGCCAGTCGCGAGTTTGACCGCATCTTTGAGCTTGGTCTTGTTAAGCGTGATCGCGGAGCTTAACTGCTCGTAGGTTCCAAGTTCCAAGAAGCGAGAAGCGACTATTTCAGGAGTCGTAATAGACTCGCGCACCGATCCATCTTTGAGCGTCCAGCCTTCGATGGTTTCTCCCTCACTCAGTCTGCGTCGAGCCTCTGACTTGCAAGCCTCAATCACCGCCTCCGCTTGAGCCGCTCTGTCGAGGAATTGCGCCAGATGGATGGATGTTAGGGTCGCAGCAATCGCGTCCGGCGTAATGCCTTCTGGAGCGTTTGCGAGTGGTCCAGTGACCGCTAGTTCCCGCGCTTCGGAGCAATAGGGTTTCCCTTTGCAATACTTGCAAGCGGACTCAGATGGAGTGCGCGGTTGGTCCGGTTCCATGATCGCGGCCATCAGAGACTGCGACTCACGCACCGCAGCCATCAGGTCGCCTAACTCGTAGGAGGCTACGCTCGGAGGTCCAGCTAGAGGCTGAATGATTGCGACCGTGATTGCCTCCAACGTGAATCCAAAAGACTCATGCAGGAGCGCGACCAAACACCGCAACTGGAGGTTTTCCGCTGCGTTCTCGACTGTTCCGCGACCGGACTTGTAGTCGATGAT